GATGAAGAAGACATTGACGAAACGATTATTTATAAGAAATCCATAGTTAAGATAGTTAATGAAACTGAAGACATTGATGAAAATGATGCAACTGGAATTCTTAGAAATCTTACTCTTGTAAGACAAATTGATGAGGAAGAAGATGTAGATGAGACTGTTCCTCATTTAAAATCAATGATTAAAGTGATTGATGAGGAAGAGGATGTTGATGAAATAATAGTTGATGTTTTATCAAGAGAACTTGCAGAAGTAATCGATGATGAAGAAGACATTGATGAAACGATTGTTCATAAGAAATCCATAGTTCAGATAATCAATGAAACTGAAGACATTGATGAAACAAATCCTATAGCGAGAACTCTTGTAAGACAAATCGATGAAGAAGAGGATGTAGATGAAACAAATCCTCATTTAAAAGTCATGGTCAAAGTAATCAATGAGGAAGAAGATATTGATGAAACAGATCCTCATTTAAAGGCCATGGTTAGAGTTATTGATGAGGAAGAATATGTAGATGAAACAATAGTTGATGTTTTATCAGGAGAACTTATAGAAGTAATCGATGATGAAGAAGACATTGATGAAACGATTATTTATAAGAAATCCATAGTTCAGGTAATTAACGAAACTGAAGACATCGATGAAACAAATCCTATAGCGAGAACTCTTGTCAGACAAATCGATGAAGAAGAGGATATAGATGAAACTATTCCTATAGCGAGAACTCTTGTAAGACAAATCGATGAAGAAGAAGACGTTGATGAAACTTCTATAAAGTCTCTTGCTCTTGGTATAAGTAAAGTAGTTGATGAAGAAGAGGATATTAATGAAACAGTAGTAACGAAACTTGTTACTCAAATTGTTCAAGTGGTAAATGACACTCAAACTATTGATGAAGCAATAGAACAGCACAAATCAATTACTCAAATAGTTAATGAAGATGAACAAGTTCAAGAAACGATACCTCGTCTTAGATCTATTAATAGAATTATAAGTGAAGGCGAAAATATAGCTGAGACAGCCGAACAGCATAGGCAAATTTATAAAATAATCAATGAAGATGTAGATCTTGCTGAAACGATACTTCGATCAAGATCTATGAGTAGAATAGTAACTGAGATTGAAAATCTGATAGAGTCTGTTGATGATATAATCGTTCATATTCTTATAAAGGTTATTGATGAAACAGAAAATGTCGATGAAACAGTTGTTCAAATAACTGCTGTTGCTGGTGATAAAGTATATGAAGAATTTACTATTATACTGAAAAATACTGATCAAGATATAATTTTAAAAGATACTGATCAAAATATCATAATGGAGTCTTAATTCATGGCAACTATTATCTTTGACAATTGCCCAATGTCATTGGATATTTGTAGAGTTATCAATGACACTTTTCCTTTTAGATTTAATATAAAGGATGAGGATGAACAGGCAGTTGATATTACAGGATTTATATTTAAGCTTACGGTAGATCCAAGTTCAGAACCGGCTGATGTATCAAATAATCTTTTCGTATTGGATGGAAATATAATTAATGGTCCAAGTGGAATTGTAGAATTTACGCTTAGTGCTTTACAAGCTGCTCAATCTGCTGGTGTTTACTATTTCGATATTCAAATGACAGATGCAGCCGCTAAACTCAGAACTATTGCAAAGGGTAAATGGACCTTTGGACCTGATGTGACAAAATAAGATGACGTATAGGAAACAAATAAAAGTGGTTGTTGGAGATTTGATAACTTTTACTGAAAAAGTTATGAAGGCAATTTCTTTGAATGTTACTGCTAATTTGAGAGAAGATAATCCATATGATACAGGATGGTCACGGGCAAACTGGTTAAATGCCATAGGAAAAAGAACATTAACTCCTGTTGGATCAAAACAGAATGTTGATGATAAAACTCAGGAAGCATCTATAGCTCATATTGCTACATCTTATACTTTGGAGCAAGGAATAATTTTTATTAGCAATTCTGTCAAGTATATTATAGCATTGAACGCCGGTAGCTCTAAACAGGCCCCAAGTGGATTTGTCCAAATTGCAATTGCCAGAGGTATTAATCAGACGGTTAAGAGCATACAATGACAAGCATAGATGAAGCGAGAGAGATCATATATGAACGGTTCAGAACTCAATGGGGTTCTCGAACTATTTTCACTTTTGAAAATGAAAGATTCAATGAACCTGAAAATGAAGCTTGGGTTAGAGTATCAGTAAGAAATGCTCAATTACCTAAAAAAACTCTTGGAGGAAAAGGACATAGGAGATTTAGAAGATATGGTACTATAAATATTCAAATTTTTATACCAAGTGGATCAGGAATGGCTGATTCAGGAGTTCTTTCCCAAGCGGCATTGGATATTTTTGAAGGAGAAAATTTCAGTGGTGTTGATTGTAATGATGGAACTCCTACTGAACTTCCAATAGACGGTAAATGGCAACCAACACTTGTGGAGATTTCATTTGATTATGAGGAGACAAAATAATGGGTGTCGTCAAAACTAACAATTTCAGTCTTGCTTATGCCATTGAGGATTCGTTGGGTGTCCTTACTTCTACTACTTGGAAGCTTCTGGAGCCTAACGATATTGGCACTTGGGGTGGTCAGTTGACTACAACTCCAAGAGATCCTATTTCAAATCGTAGGCAACGTAGAAAAGGTGTTCCTACTGATCTTGAAAGTAATGTAGAGTTCGATCATGATTGGACTCTTGAAGCCTTTATCGATTTTGCAGAAGCTTTCGTTTTTGCAGTTTTCGTAGGGGCTGAAGTGAAGGTTCCAACATCTTGTGATACGGATAGCTATACGGTTCCTTCCGGTACTGTACTTGTCGAAGATACTTTGGTCTATTGTAAGGGTGCAGCCAATACAGAGAATAATGGACTAAAGGAAGTTGCAACAGGAGCTACGGCTACTGATGTTCCAGTTGAAGAGACTCTTGTATCTGAAACTTTTACTGCTGCTCAGAATGTCACTTTGGAAGTTGCCGGTTTTCGTGCAGCCACTTCTGATTTGGCAATTACTGTTACGAGTGGCGTTGCAACTCTTACCAGTTCAGCTCTGGATTTTACAACTTTGAATCTTGAACTTGGACAGTGTATTCATATTGGAGGTCTTACGTCTGCAAGACAATTTACTGGTAGCTATGGTTTCGGAAGACTTACTGCTCTTGCAGCAAACTCCATGACGCTTGACAAGCTTGATGCTACGCTTGTTACGGCTGGTGGTACAGGTGATGATGTTGATCTTCTGTTTGGAAGATTCTTGAGGAATGTTTCCGTAAATGATGGAGATTATCTCGAAAGATCTTTTCATTTTGAAGGTGACTTTCCCAATCTTGGAACGGCACGTTACGAATATGCAAAGGGAAATGTTCCAAATACAATGGGAATGAATCTTCCTGAAACGGATAAGGCAACTATCGCTTTTGCTTTTGTTGGGCAAGATACAGACCCGCCTACTGATACAAGAAAAACTGGTGCTGATGCTCCTGTTCTTCCTGTTCAGACAGCCGCTTATAGTACCGTAACCAATATTGCAAGGTTGAGAGTGACTGAGGTTGATGAAACAGGAATCACTACTGATTTTAAGGAGTGCAATCTTATCATCAACAATAATGCCAATGGTGAAAAGGTTCTTGCTTACCTTGGCAATAAGTATATCAATGTTGGAAATTTGGAAGTGGATCTTGAGGCTACTATTCTGTTCACATCTGATGCGGTCATTAATGCAATTAGGAATAATGAAACGGTAACTATGGACTTCATCATTAAAAATGGTGATGGGGCTATTTCCGTAGATATTCCTTCAATGACTCTTGGAGATGGGGCGCGTGAATTCACGAAAAATGAATCGGTCAAAGCTGCTCTTGCTGGAATGGCCTTTGAGGATGCTACTTTAGGAACATCTATAGGAATTAGTATTTTCCCGGTTGTTCCCTCTTGATCAGTAAGATTGTATTCATTATGATATTAGCCTGATGATCTACTGGAGATCATCAGGCTTTCATTTCTTTATAATTGGAGAATGCCATGAAGTTCAAAAACCTCAAGGGCGCTGGTCACGTTACTGCAAAGTCTAAGTATACGTATATCTTTTACGAATTGGAGGGAGAGCCTTGGATTGAAGTACATCCAGCAGCCGAATGCAATAAGAGATACTTCAATGCAGTTTTGAGAAAGCAAAAAGCCACAAGGCGAAAATTGGCTGCTGGAAAAATTGATACTGCCATGCTCAAACAAAATAGGGAAGAAGACAGAGAACTATTCCCCAAATTTGTTTGTACTGGTAAATGGGGCGGTTGGGCAGATGAAAATGGAAATGAAATTCCATTCTCTGTTGAAGCCGCTACGGATCTTTTTCGGCAACTTCCTGATCATGTTTTTGATGACTTTAGACAGGATTGCAATATCCTTTCCAATTTCATCAATATTGATGATGATGAGGATGAACCTCTTGATTTGGCAGATGCAGAGGAAGCGGCAAAAAACTTGTAGATGTCCTACTCTTCGAGTTGCGTTTTCAACGTGA